ACCAGCGGCAATTGGAGCGGCTATATTGGCCGCTGTAGTAGCAATTGATTTTGCATTCTTTGAAGGATCTTTAACAAAAACTGTTACAACTGCAATATCTGACATGTGGACATATTTAAAAGATTGGTTCAAAAACAGTGTATTCAATCCATTTAATTGGTTTGGCGGTGATGATGAAAGCAATCCTGGCGAAATGAAGGACGGAACCAAGAAAAAAGAAGATAAATGGTGGAATCCGTTTGATGGCGGAGATGAAGCAGAAGTAGAAGAACAATCCTCTGTTACTCCTATTAAGCCAAAAGAACCACCAGGAACTAAGGCCAATAACGAAGGTTCAACAGAGCTTGCGATGTTAAATACTAACATGCTACAGCTTATTGAATTAACAAAAAAGAATACTACAGCCGTTAGAGCACTAAATGGCAACATAATGGCTGGATAAGGAAAAACATAATGAGTTGGAAGAGATATTTTACACCAGTAGAAGGCGAATCAGGAACACGTAGTCCTTTGAGCATGGGACAAGGCACACAACCTGGACCAGCAAGATCGAACTATTCAAGTTTTCTTCCTGATGTATACACAGGCGCTCCTAATAGAGTTGAGCGTTACGGACAATATAATACAATGGATAATGACAGTGAGGTAAATGCCGCACTTGATATCCTTGCTGAATTTTGTTCACAACAAAATCCTATTAATAAAACAAGTTTTAGTATCGACTTTAAAAAGATGGCTACTAATTCAGAAATAAAAGTTCTTGAACAGTATTTGCAACAATGGACTAAACTTAATAACTTTGGCACACGCATGTTTAAAATTGTGCGTAACGTTTTTAAATACGGTGATGCTTTCTTTATTAGAGATCCAGAAACTACAAAATGGCATCATGTTGATCCAGCAAAAGTTTCAAGTATTATTGTTAACGAATCAGAAGGTAAAAAACCAGAACAATATATTGTAAAAGATCTTAATTTAAACTTTGTAGACAATGTAGCAACTACTCCTTATACAACAAACGGAAATGCAACAGGCGGTGGCGATGGTTATCTAACTGGCGGCGTTCGTGGTATGGTTGGTAACACTCACACATCAGGAGCAAGTGCAGGACGCTTTGGTCATGATAAAATGAAAGAACATGCTATTGACGCAAAGCATATGGTACATATGAGTTTGAGTGAAGGCTTAGACAACAATGCACCTTTTGGTAATTCTTTATTAGAAGGTATATTTAAAGTATACAAACAAAAAGAATTACTTGAAGATGCTATTATTATTTACAGAACACAAAGAGCTCCAGAGCGTAGAGTATTTTATGTTGACGTAGGTAACATGCCAAGTCACCTAGCTATGCAATTTGTTGAGCGAGTAAAAACAGAAATACATCAAAGACGTATTCCAAGTAAAACAGGTGGAGGCACAAGTGTTATTGACAGTGCTTACAATCCTTTATCGACTAACGAAGATTATTTCTTTCCACAAACAGCAGAGGGACGTGGATCTAAAGTTGAAACACTACCGGGTGGTACTAACTTAGGTGAAATTGATGATCTTAAATATTTTACAAATAAACTTGTAAGAGGTTTACGTATTCCAAGTTCATACTTACCAGCGGCGGCACAAGATGAAGGTCAAAGTTCATTTAATGACGGCAGAGTAGGTACTGCATACATACAAGAGTTACGCTTCAATAAGTATTGCGAGCGTTTACAGAACCTTATTGCAGAAGTATTCAATCAAGAATTTAAACGTTATCTATTAGAAAAAGGTATCAACATTGATATTGCAATGTTTGATTTATTATTTCAACCACCACAAAACTTTGCAAGTTATAGACAAAGTGAATTAGACAATCAACGTATTGGTACGTTTGCACAGATACAAGCTATTCCATTTATTAGTAATAGATATGCTATGAAACGTTTCTTAGGAATGAGTGACTCAGAAATTGCAGATAACGAACGTTACTGGAGAGAAGAAAACGATGAAACGTTATCAACAGCACCAACTGATGCAAGTGCAGAAATGCGTGGAGCAGGAATTAGTGGAGCAGGTATTGAAGCAGACATGGGTGCAGAAGCTGATGTTGCACCAGAAGGTGAAGAAGGTGTAGCAACAGGAGAAACTGGCGGACCAGAGTCAGTGACAACTCCAGACGCAGGAGGAGATGCTGGCGCAGAAACGCCTCCGGCATAAATACAAGCATGATACTAAGAGAATTATTTTATTTTGATAAAGAAACTATTGATCCTATAGAGGATAAGAGTTATGATGCTACTGATGATAAGAGCATTGTAAATCGTGATGATACACGTAAGACACGTTTAACATTGCGTCAAATAAACAAAGCTCGTAGAGCATCAGAGCTACATCAAGAAGAAAAGCAAAAAGAATTAGGATTAGTCCGTCAAATGTACGGTATCCAAGCACAACCTGAAGTATAGGATGTCTACTAATGACTGTAGCGTTTGTTATAGGTAATGGCGAGAGCCGAAAAGACATAGACCTATATCCACTTAAAAATTACGGAAAAGTATATGCATGTAATGCAATGTTCAGACATTTTGAACCGCACTATCTAGTTGCTGTTGATGTTAAAATGATACTTGAAATTAATCAAAGCAAATGGCAGATGGAACACGAAGTTTGGACTAATCCAAATAAACAATTTCATACCTTTCAAGGATTTAATTATTTTCAACCTAGCAAAGGTTGGAGCAGTGGACCTACAGCATTATGGCTAGCAAGTACACACGCACACGACACAATCTACATGCTTGGCATGGATTTTCATGGATCATTGGATAATCAAGGTAACCGTAGTAAGGTAAATAACTTATACGCAGGAACACACAACTATAAAAAGGAAGGTGAAGCCGCAACATACTTTGGCAACTGGGAAAGGCAAACTGCATCAACATGCGATGCACATCAAGGCAAGAAATATATTAGGATTGTAGCGGATGACGATGACTTTGTGCCGAAACAGTTAAAGAAATGTACGAATTTATCTCACATTACAGTTAGTGAGTTTAAAAGATATTACGATTTTTAGACGGTTTGCGACTAAACGACTCGTTTTGACGCCGTTTTCCGTACATTTATTAAACATAGTGTAAATAATACTAGACAGCCTTACATACTAATTAAACATATAGGAGAAAACAATGGCAGACAATAAATTAGAGCAAATGCTCGAAAAACTTGTCAATAACGATCGTGCTGGCGCAGATGAACTGTTCCACGAATTTGTTATTGAAAAGTCACGTGGTATCTATGAAAAGATGCTAGAATCAGATTTAGAAGATCTTGACGAAGTTAAAGACGAAGAAGTAGATGAAGCGTCAAATGACGAAGAAACTAACGAAGCTTCAGATGAAGAAGTAGATGAGTCTTCAGACGACGAAGAGACTAATGAAGCTACCGACGAAGAAGTTGATGAAGCATCAGACGAAGAAGTAGATGAAGCATCAGACGAAGACGTTGAAGAAGCTACAGATGAAAAAACAGACGAAAATTTCGGAGAAATTACACCAGAAGCTGACCCAATGGGTGGCGACGCCGCTGACGATATGATGGGTGACATCGAAGCAGATGGCGACAAAGGTGATATGGACGGCGACATGGGCGGCGATGAAGAAGAAATCGAAGACCGTGTAGTTGATCTAGAAGATGCTCTTGATGACCTTAAAGCTGAATTTGAAAAAATGATGGCTGGCGACAAAGATGGCGATGAAGGCGACGAAGATGCCGCTGACATGGACATGGATGACGAAGGTGATGAAGACAAGGAAGAGGCATTTGATGTCGCTCCCGAACTTAGCGTAGAAGACGAAGCACCAGCTTTCGAAGGCACTAAAACTGCTGGAGAGCAAATGAGAGAGTACGTAGAGAAAGTAACACCTAAAATGGGCGATACTGGAACAGACGGTACTAAATCACCAGTTGCTGGTAAAAATGACATGGGCGGAGATGCTGGAAACATTGCACAAGGTGGCGATGAAAAAGGCGGAAAAGCAAGTGCTCCAAAAGAAGACAACGCAGGGAACGTTAACGTACCAGGCGGAAAAGCTTCTAAGTCAATGACTGCAAACGCTAAAGGCCATGGCGCAGAGAAAAAAGGCGCAGGCGAAACTGGAACAAATAGTAAAAGTACTATTGGTTCTTAATTGAGATTAAGGAATAACAGATGTTAAACTTAACCGAAACACTATCCTTCGACCAAGCTAAAATGGTTGTTGAGACTACTGAGAATGATAATGGTGGAAAAGACCTTTATCTAAAAGGTATCTGCATACAAGGTGGTGTTCGTAACGCTAACCAACGTGTATATCCTGTAACTGAGATTAGTAGAGCTGTCAACACGCTCAACGATCAAATTAAAGGTGGATATAGTGTACTAGGTGAAGTAGATCATCCGGAAGGACTTAATATTAATTTAGATCGTGTAAGCCATATGATCACAGATATGTGGATGGATGGCCCAAACGGTTACGGAAAACTTAAAGTAATTCCAACCCCTATGGGACAACTGGTTTCAACAATGATTAATAACGGCGTTAAAATTGGTGTCTCCTCTAGGGGATCTGGAAATGTTAAAGAGGATGGAAGCGGCGAAGTCAGCGAGTTTGAAATTATTACTGTTGATGCCGTTGCTCAACCAAGTGCTCCGGGAGCATATCCAACTCCCATTTACGAACACTTATTAAATAGCCGTGGTGGCTATCAGGCAATGAATATGGCTCGCGAACTTAATGGCGACGAAAAGGCACAGAAATACTTAAAGGAATCGTTGGTGAACATTATCAACGGTCTCCGCTAACAAGGAGAAAAATATGTTAGATGCACTGAAAGCACTCTTTGAAAATAATGCTATTTCCGAAGAAATCAGAGCAGAAATCGAACAAGCATGGGAACAAAGGATTCAAGAGAATCGTTTGAGCGCCACAGCTGAACTTCGCGAGGAATTCGCTCAAAAGTATGAGCATGACAAAGCAACAATGGTGGAAGCCATTGATACTATGTTAGAAGAAAAACTTGCAGAAGAACTTAATGAGTTCGCAGACGATCGTCAAAAGCTAGCCGAAGCAAGAGCAAAATATGCAGTAGCAATGCGTGAAAACGCAAACCTAATGAAGAATTTTGTTGTTCAACAGCTAGGTAAAGAGATTGGTGAGCTTCATGAAGATCAAAAAGCTATGGCAGGAAAGTTTTCCAAACTTGAGAATTTTGTTGTTGATTCATTATCTAAAGAAATTGCAGAGTTTTATGAAGACAAAAAAGACTTGGCTGAAACAAAGGTACGCTTAGTACGTGAAGCCAAAGAACATCTAGCTAAAGTTAAATCTAAGTTTATCACAGACGCAACTAAAATTGTTGCTGAAACAGTTGAGAAAGGTCTTACAAAAGAAATGACTCAATTGAAGGAAGACATTGATACAGCTCGTAAGAATGATTTTGGACGTAAGATTTTCGAATCTTTTGCATCAGAATACACTAACAGCTATCTTAATGAAAAGTCCGAAACAGCAAAACTAATGAAAGTAGTTGGGTTGAAAGATAAGCAATTAGCTGAAGCTAAAAAAGTAGCTGAAGAAAAAGCAACTCTAGTAGAAAGCAAAGAAGCTGAAATTAGACAAGCTCAAGATACAGCTAAGAGAAAAGAAGTTATGAATGAACTCCTATCACCTTTAAACGGTGAACAAAGGGAAATCATGGCTGACTTACTGGAATCTGTACAAACCGATAGACTTCAAAAGTCTTTTGACAAGTACATGCCAAGCGTTATCGCAGGGAACACTCCAGCTAAGGAAACCAAGGCAACACTTACTGAAGGCACACAAATTACAGGCAATAAACAAACCAATGACATAGATGCAAGCACATCTACTCCAGATAATGTAGTAGATATTAGAAGACTTGCAGGATTGAAATAAGGAGAAAAAAATGTCAGAACTATTAGAAAGTCGCTGGCAGGATACTAAGACTGCACTTCTTGAAGGCCTAGAAGGCAATAAGAAAGCCGTGATGGGCGTGACTCTGGAAAATACTAAAAGGTATTTGGCAGAGACTGCTACAGCAGGTGCATCTTCAGCAGGTAATGTTGCAACTCTAAACAGAGTTATCCTACCAGTAATCAGACGTGTTATGCCAACTGTTATCGCCAACGAATTAGTCGGTGTACAGCCAATGACAGGTCCAGTGGGTCAAATCCACACATTAAGAGTACGTTACAGTGACAGCTTAGATGATGTTACTGCTGGCGAAGAAGCTCTATCACCATTCAAGATTGGTGTAGGCTATTCCGGTGGCGGAAGTACAGATAAAGCTGATACTACTGCGGCACTTGAAGGGGAAGCTGGCAAGAGATTGTCAATCCAAATCTTGAAGCAGACAGTCGAAGCAAAAACCAGAAAGCTATCAGCTAGATGGACTTTTGAAGCGGCTCAAGACGCTCAAGCACAACAAGGCATCGACATCGAAGCAGAAGTAATGGCGGCATTAGCCCAAGAAATTACTGCTGAGATCGATCAAGAGATCCTTGCATCATTGCGTACACTAGCTGGAACAGCTGGTCAAGCATATGATCAAAACGGTGTTTCAGGAACTGCAACATTCGTAGGTGACGAACATGCGGCATTAGCTGTTATGATCAACAAAGTTGCTAACGATATTGCGGCGAGAACACGTCGTGGCGCAGGTAACTATGCAGTGGTTAGCCCATTTGCATTAACTATCCTACAGTCTGCAACAACAAGTGCATTTGCACGTACAACTGAAGGTACTTTTGAAGCTCCAACTAACACTAAAATGGTTGGTACTTTGAACGGTGCAATGAAAGTATACGTTGACGCATATGCAGGCGACTCTACTGACGTATTAGTTGGATACAAAGGATCAAGCGAATCAGACGCACCAGCGTTCTATTGTCCTTATATTCCGTTAATGTCAAGTGGCGTTGTACTTGATCCAAGTTCATTCGAACCAGTTGTGTCTTTCATGACTAGATATGGTTACATTGAACTATCAAACGTTGCTTCTTCACTAGGTAACGCGGCTGACTACTTAGGCAAAGTTTCTATTGCCAACGTAACATTCAGCTAAGTCTCTTAGTAGAACGTAAAATTTAAAATAGGGCCTTAATTGGCCCTATTTTTTTGACTTTTTTTCCTATTTTGGCAAAAAAGAGGTTGACTTTAGGAATAAAGTCTGCTATATTGTATACATAAGCTAAAAACTTGTAGCTAGAGTTTTTATATAGTGCAAGGAAGAGGCGTTTACCAGAGCGTCGAACTTG